GCTGTAAATGCTTTATTTTATTTGGTTTAAAAACATAGGATTTTCACAAAAAAGGAGGAGCAAATGGGAAATATTAACGTAAAACCGGACATTAAGGATGTCCTATTGTCCGAAATTCAACCGGCGCCTTATAACCCAAGGGAGATATCAGAAGAAGCCCTTGCGGGGCTTCGGGAATCGCTTGAGAGGTTTGGTGTTGTTGACCTGCTGGTGGTCAATAAAAGGAATATGCGGATCATCTCTGGACACCAGAGGTACAAGATTTTACAGGAATCCGGTGTTGATAAGGTCACCGCAATAATGGTTGATGTGGATGAAATTTCCGAGATGGCAATGAATGTCACACTCAATTCACAGGAGATAGCCGGGACATGGACTAAGGCTCTTATTCCTTTGCTTGAGAAATTACGCACCGAGAATGGTGATTCATATATTGCGCTTCGCATGAAGGAGCTTCGGGATCAGGTTCGTGAGCTTGAAGATGAGAATAAAGGTGCTGGCAAGACCCTTCCTGATGACCTTCCGGAACCGCCGAAAGATGTTATTTCAAAGCCCGGTGATTTATGGATTCTCGGAAATCATCGTCTGCTGTGCGGTGACAGCACTAAAGAGGAAGATGTCGCAAGGCTCATGGATGGCAATCTGGCGAGCCTTTTCGCAACGGACCCGCCTTACTGTGTTGATTATACCGGCAAGGATAGACCTAAGGGCGGGCGTGACTGGTCGGATGTCTATAAGGAGATTGATATTCCGGACGCAACGGAGTTTATGAAAAGTTTCTACGAAGTCGGTTTGAAATTCATTAAGCCGAATACAGCACTCTATCTCTGGCACGCTTCAAAGCGCAGGAGTGAGATTGAGGATGTCTGCAAGCACCACAATATTTTAATCCACCAGCAGATCATCTGGGTTAAGCCGTGCGTTATTCTTACCTACTCATTTTATTCATGGAGACATGAGCCTTGTCTTTTGATGTGGGTTAAAGGCTCGAAACCGCCGTACCGCCCAAAGGACAAATCAGTCGGCAGTGTATGGACGGTTGATTTCGTGCGTCAGGGTGATCCGACAACACCGGAATACCACAGCGATGTCTGGGAGCTTGACTGGGAAGGAAAAAAGAGAGGATCGAATGTTGCCGAACACCCCACGGTTAAACCCACAGAGGTATTCGCTATTCCCATGCGGGTGCATACGCAGGTCGGAGATATTTGTTTTGAACCTTTTTGCGGATCAGGTTCGCAGATTATAGCGGGTGAGCGATTAAACAGGCGTGTTTTTGCTATGGAGCTTGAACCGTTCTTTGTGGATGTTGCGGTTAAACGCTGGGAAGAATTTACAGGCAAAAAAGCGGTGAAGGCGTAATGGAAGAAAACAAACAGAATCAGAATTTAGCTGAGTTAGCACGCAAGAAGCGTTACTTGCATTTAATCGAAAAACTTCACAGCGGGACGCCGTTAAGCAAAACGGAAATCAAAGAGCTTGAAGAATTCGAAGCGGAACCGCTTGACCCTACTATCGTCAAGACCATGGAAGAAGTCGCCAAGGTTATGGAGGTGTCTTATCGCACTGTCCAGCGGTGGAAAAAGGACGGCATGCCGGTGACTCATGACGGCTATTACGATTTGGATGCCATTAAGGCGTGGCATGACGAACGTGGGATTGTTGATGATGAGGTTATTGAGGGCAAGGCGTACTGGGAAGAAAAAATACGCAAGTATAAAGCCACACTGCTTGAGCTTGATTTAAAGAAAGCGATCGGGGAGCTGGTCTCACGAGATGATGTTGAGCGGGGTCGGATCGCAAGGATCATTGCGGTTAAGCGTTCGTTTCTTGCCCTGCCGACACGCCTTGCGCCGGTGCTTGCTATGCGTGAGCCGAGAGAAATCGAAACGGTTCTTTATGAGGCGATCGCAGAGATTATAGATGAATTCGCAGGAGAAAAAAATGTCAGTACAGAATCAAACAATATGGACGAAGCCGGAACAGCAGGCTTGGAAGCGTCCGGAGAAGATAACAGTCAGCCAGTGGGCTGATCAGTACCGTTATCTTAATCCGGTTACTTCGGCAGAACCCGGCCGTTGGAAAACCTTAAGGACTCCCTATCTGAGAGGGGTTATGGACGCTTTTACCGATCCGCATGTTGAAGAAATAACGGTCATGGCTTCTTCACAGGTCGGCAAGACTGAATCGATGTTCAATATGCTCGGCTATGTTATTGATCAGGATCCGGGCCCTACGTTAGTGGTGTTGCCTCGTGAGAGCGACGCAAGGAGTGTTTCATATAACCGGGTGCTTCCTATGATTCAGGGATCGCCTGCGTTGCAGGAGCGTATGCCACGCAAGTCAGATGATATTACAAAATTAGAATACCGAATGGACAGGATGATTTTATTCTTTGCCGGTTCCAACAGCCCGGCTGATCTTGCGTCCCGCCCTATCCGTTATCTTTTCTTGGATGAGATCGATAAGTACCCTAAGTTTTCAGGGCGTGAAGCGGATCCTATCAAGCTGGCTTCTGAAAGGCAAAAAACATTCTGGAATAAAAAGACGGTCAAGGTATCAACGCCGACAACTCGGGACGGTTATATTTACCGTGAATACGATAAGTCAGATCAGTGTAAGTATTTTGTTCCCTGTCCTCACTGCGGTGGTTTTCAGATTCTTGTGTTCGGACAGATTAAATGGCCGGAGAAAGAACGGTCAACCGAGAAGATAAAAAACAAACGGTTAGCGTGGTACGAGTGCGAACACTGCGGGAAACGCATTGAAGATTATCACAAGCCCCAAATGCTGGATAAAGGCAAATGGGTTCCCAGAGACTGTGAGATTAACCAAGACGGTGAGATCTGGGGAGAGGGTTTAGACAGTAAGCACAGAGGATTTTGGATTAATTCCCTTTATTCCCCATGGCTCAGTTGGAGTGATATCGCAGTTGAGTTCTTAAAGTCAAAAGATTTTATCGAACTGCTGATGAACTTCGTCAACTCGTGGCTTGCGGAAGTGTGGGAAGAAAAAATTGAGGAAACAACGGTTGATAAGGTCAAATCACTTTCATGCGATTACTTGCAAGGGACGGTTCCGGACGATGTTGTCGTATTGACTGCCGGGGTGGACGTTCAGAAGGATCACTTCTTTTATGTTATCCGTGGTTGGGGCTATGAGGAGCAGTCTTGGCTCATCAGATGCGGTTATCTGGAATACTGGGAAGATTTGGTCGAGGTATTGTTTAAGACGGACTACAAAAAGATTTCAGGGAGCGAAACACTTCCTGTTTACATGACCTGTATTGATTCGGGTTACAGGACTGATGAGGTTTATCATTTTTGCAGGCACTGGCGTGATCGTTCCAAGGCGATTAAGGGTCAGGATGAGATAACCGACGGCAGGTTTTACCGTGCGTCAAAGATAGATATAAATTCCCGCACCGGAAGCATTATCAAGAGTGGTCTTGTTTTGTGGAATCTGAACGTGTCGCAATACAAAGATAAAATCAGCAGGCTTGTTGCGACTAAAGATCCCAACAAGTGGCATTTATTCAAAGATCCGTCTGATGATTACCTCTCACAGTTTACTTCAGAGCATAAGGTCTTAGTTAGAAATAGGAACACAGGTAAAGCTAAAGAGGTCTGGCAGAAAAAACGCTCCTCGGTTGCGAATCACTATCTTGATGCGGAAGTCTATGCAGTAGCGGCCGCAGACATTATCCGTGCGCTTAATCTCCGCAGAGATGAACGCACGGTGCATAAAGATATACGTCAGGAACACAGCCGTTCCAGCTGGATTCGCAAACGAGAAGGGGCGTGGATCTGATGGGAGGACGATGGTTAAAACGTCATAAAAATTGGTTGCGTGAAGAAGAAACCCTTCCATCACGGGGCGAACAGCTGGTCGAGCCTGAGGATTACGGAGTTCCATTCTTTCCTCTCAGGTGTCCAGCTTGCGGGAGTAAAAACAACCGATGCTACTCGACGCATTTACCTATCCGCTATCACGTATGCAGGGACTGCGGAAAGAATTTTAAGAGCGTTGAACAGGAGAAAAAATAAAAATATGGATTTGCTATTTTGTAGTAACGACCATATTGAAAAAGATTACAGATAAAGTAATATTAAAGTAGAGATATAAAAAATTTAATGCGCCGGGGTTTGGCCACCTTGGTGCGCCCAATAAGTTATAAAAACCCGATTCCTTAGCTAAGGGGGAGTCGGGTTTTTTTATTGGGATACGGAAGGAATTAAATGGCAACGAAACAGGAAATGCTCGAGAACGTTGAGAACGCAATTAACGCCCGCATGACCGGCGGAGCTGTTCAGTCTTATTCGATCGGCGGGCGCAATTTGCAGTACATCACTTTATCAGAATTGATGAAACTGCGGGATCAGCTTAAGCAAGAAGTCGCAAGCGGAGTATCCCGCACATCGTATGCGAGGTTTGATAATCCGGTATGAAGATAACAGAAAAGATTGCAGATACATTTGACGGTTTCATAGGCTTCTTCTCGCCTAAGACCGCATTTAAAAGGCGCATGTTCAGGCAGGCGATCAAGATTTCCGAGAAGTTCGGGTCTTACCGTGGCGCTGAAAGAAACCGTATGCGTTCGTCTTGGATTCCCGGTGGCGGTTCTGCGGATCAGGA